GCATTAGATGTTAAACCTTTAACTGTTTCACCAACTGTAAACTTTGCAACAGAATCTTCTAATACAACATTCTCATCACCTTTCTCATTTAAAATATAATTATTAGATGTTGTTTCTTGTAATACATAATTTACTTCACCAGATATTGTAAGTTGTCCACACTCAAGATATCTATAATAATCTTTTAAAAATTTTACAAATTTAGGGTGGTCAGATTTTAAGAACTCTGGAACGAATTCTTGCAATAAAGGTGAGATTTTTTTATCAAATGTAGAAGACATTAGTAACCACTTGAGGAACTACTTCCAGTAGTAATATAAGATGTTGATGTATCAGCAGTTGTTACAGCAGCCGATGTTGTTGCAACAGATGAACCAGAACTTGAGGTTGCAGTGTCTACCTTTCCATTAACAGTTGAATTAGGTAAATCTATTTCTAATATATTATTTCTCAAAGGTATTATATCTGGAGATGATGGAACTGCAACTATTCTAATTTGTGTAGATGTTGCACCATCAACATTAGATATACTTGTTATTTTTGCACTAGGTATAGATACTTTACCAGCAATATAATCAACAGTACCAAAATTTGCATCTACAATAGTCTTCGTTGTACCAACAAAATAATAAGTTCTTAATGTACCATCTGTGTCATCAATGAAAAGTTCGTTATCATTACCACTTACTTTAAATCCAGTTGATGATACAACAGCTTCGTGACCACTATGAGGATTATATATTGAATTACCAAAGTTTACTGTATATGATGAATTGGTGTTAAGAGTTGGTGTGATTTTTTTAGACATTTGAATAGTAGTTACATTTGAAGTTATTGCACTATCAGTATCATCTATTTGTCCAATCAAATCTGAAAATCTAAATTGTGAATTAAATTGTTCTAAAGTATTTGCACTATAAGTTGTAAGTGTTGTTACAATTAATGCATTTAAATCATTAACTGTTTTTGTAGTAATTGTAGAATTATACTTATAATTCGTAGTCAATCTAATCTGAATAGTTTCTGGGTCAACTATTTCTGTTCTAATAGATGCAACATTATATGGTTTTAAAGAATTTTGTATTGTAGACTTTTGAGAATTAGTTAATGTGTTTCCATCATTTGTTTTAATAGAGATATAAACTATTCCATATTTTGGTGGGTCATTATCTTCACCACCCCAAACTGAAACAGCTGCAGTATCTGGAAATACTTGTCTTACAAATACTTTGTAATCATTTACTGTGACTGCTCTATTTTGTGCAGAGTAATCTAAAGGTGCATTAAATTTAATACTATCAATAGTTTCTCTTGTTGCACCACCAGTGGCTGCAGATGTTGTCGTAACAGTATATGCAGTAGAACCAGAAATTTGTGAAGAACCAGTAAGACTGCCTGCACCATTAGCTAAAGTTTCGTTAGTAACAATATATTCTAAAACAACTATATTACCATCAGTTAATTTTTTACCTATTACACCATCACCAAATAATATTTCGTGTTGTCCATCTTCAACCTCTTGTATAAAAAATACATTAGATGTAGATGTTGCTTGAACTATGTCAGCAGATTCTGTATATGTTTGAGTAGTTGAATCGGTTGAAGAGTTTTGTACAGTAACTTTAAGAGTTGACATATCTGCTTTTGTATCTGCAATTATAAATCTTTGGTCAATGTTATCTGCATCAACAGTATATCTTGTTGTGATTAATGTTCCCTCAAATACTTCTAATCCTTCAAATCTTAATACATTATTTTCTCTTGATTTAGTAACTGCTTCATTTGTAATAAAAAAGTAAGGAACATTATCAATAGATGATTGAAAAGAAAAACCTTTTGGTATTGTTGCAGTTGTTATGCCAGTAATTGCACTAACCTCTACATTAACTATTGCTTTAGGTGCTCGTGAACTTCTTACTTTATAACCTAATAGTTTTGCGTGTGATACGACTGAAGAACGAAGTTGTGCAGTATCAAGAAACATCTCATTACCCATAAGGTTTGCGTTCATAGCTTGATAGTGCGTGTTGTATGCAAGAACATCTAATAAGACATTCATACCAGAACCTTCAAAGTCGTAGTCTGTAAATTCTGTTTGATTTTTTAGGAATGTTTTTAAATTACTTTTGATACCATCAAAATCTAATTCTGTAATTCTTAATCTTTCTTTATTTGCCATTATCTTATTCTCTCTAGTATAAACTCAAATGATATTAGTTCAGTTGTTGCATTAATAATAAAAAAGTCTAATCTAATATTATAAGCATTTCTGTCTATGTCTGGTGTGCAATCAACTCTATGTAATAAAATTCTTGGTTCGTGTGTTTCTAAAACATTAGTGATGTTGTGAGTTAATACTCCAGCAGTTAATGTGTTTAAAGGTTCAAATAAAGATTGTCTGATATTAGAACCTATCTCTGGGTGAAAAGGTTTTTCATAATGATTTAATGATATAAGATTTCTAACACTTCTTTTGATTGCCTCTACATCTGTAACTTTAGTAATATCTTTAGTAACTGGATTCTGATTAAAGTTTAAACTCAAATCCTTAAAGATACGGTTACTTCGTCTCTCGTTATTTATTTGTGCATCAAATAATAAATTTCCAGTTAATGACATTATGCGGCCGTCCCTTCAAATACTGCTTGAATTCTATCATCAATTATCTGTTGAGGGTCAACTTGACTTCCAGTTACTGCACCACCACCAGCACCAGCAAAAACAGTTTTATTATCAGATGCAAAAACTTGTGTGCAACCAGCTATACCATCACCTACTCTACCAGCACCTAAACCATTAACAAATACAGTGGTAGAACCTTTTGCAATCGGAGCTAAATGACCACAGCAACCCAATATACAAGGTAATAGATGTGGTGTATTTAAATGTCCTTGACAACTCCAAGGCAAACTTTCTGCAAAAACATTAGGTGAACCTTGCATACGGTGTGGTGTACTACAATGAACTAAATCTATGTCGCCGATTCTACAAGCTGTGCCTGGTGTGTAATTAAATGCCATATTCTTTTCCTATGATTATTTATACTATTACTCTGTAATAACAAAGTTTTCATCCTCTAATAATATAAATGCTTCATCATTTATTCCATCTTCATCATCTTCTAATTGTATTCTATTTTGTGCATAATAACTACTTACATATCTTCCTATAAATGATAAATCATTTATCACAGCGTGTGTTAATGTTGCAGAAAATGTTTTTATACTACTTCTTATTTTATGTGTTGTCGTGGTTGAAGTTATGGGGTCAGTTTCCGATATTTCTAGTTCTTCATAATACAATACTGTAACACTATATGTAAATCTGTATTGGTCAGTAAAATCTGGATTCATACTATACAATGTATATTTTTTTCCTAAAGACTCATCATTATGATTTAAAGGCATCTTATCTATACCAGTAAAATCAAAACTCCCAGAAAATAAATCACTTTCTCCTTTAATAACAAACTGACCAATATCAGTAAACCTACGACTATAAAATCCAGATGTTGTTGCACTTCTAGTACCATTTGAAATTGAAATATCTGGTTCACTATCTGCAAGTGTATCTTCTAATAAAATTACATCTGTGTCTGCTCGTACCTCATCTTCATCACTAACTGGAGTTCCTTCTTCTAGTAATACATTTGCATCAACTATTGCAGCTTCTAATTGTAATTTATCTCCAGCATCTGCACCAGATAAATTAGTTCTATTAAAAACAATGTTATCATCATCTTCTGTAATAATATTATCTATTGAGTTAGTGGTTGCTGGTTCTAAATAAAAATTATGAAACTCTCTATCTAAAGATAAAGATGTAGAAACTATTACTTCGTTTGGGCCTGGAGTCGCAGTTACAGTTCTTGAAAATACTTGACTATGACCATTCTGTTGTCTAACTACACTTGCAAACCTTGATGAAGGTGATATTGTTACCATTATCCTTGTCCACGATACTTCTTCCAACTACTTCTTTTATGTTTATTCATAGTAGAAGTTTTAATTTTACCCCTACCAATAGATGTTCTTTTAAAAGTAGGTTCGTAGACTGACATTGTATTCATTTTTTTAGCCATTTATTTCTCCTAGTTCAAGTCAATTCTTGGTGCAGTTACTTTATAGAAACCACCAGCAGTTGCAGTATATGCTCCACCAGCCATATCACCTATCTTTGCACCAGCTTTTCGTGATATATAACCACCTACTGAAGTTATTTGAGCACCACCAACAGTATCAGTTTGAGCACCACCTATCGCATTACTTTCAGCTGCACCCACAACTTTACTTCTCATTGCAGCTATGTTTAATGTATCTGCACCCATAATCATTGTCATTCGTGAACCTTTGATTACTTCAGTTTTACTTCCGTCTACTTGTATATTCCAGTTTCCTTTAATGTAGGTATTACAGTTTTGGTCAATCGTTAAATTACAAGCACCTTTAATGTTTACAAAATCATTACCAGCAACAACCTCATAATTATGTCCTACAACTCTTGTCATTTTTGTACCATCTGAATCTACCTCATAGAATGTTCCAGTCCTATGGAATTCCATAATTCTTTCTGCACCAGGCGTGTCATCATACTCTTTAATGTGTCCAGACTCTGTTTCCCTTGCGTGATTGTAAGGATACTCTGGGTCAACTCTCATCTTTTCATTTCTTGGTTGTCCAGTTTCAGTAGAGATACCACTCACTCTTGTACCAGTAAAATTAGTATCAGTTGTTCTTGGTTCACTCCAAGAACCACCACTTGTGGTTGTAGGGCCTGTGGTTGTTCTTCTACCAGTTTGTGTTTCTATTGTAATTGCATTTGCAACTGGGTCTGGTTTAATTGATATGTCTACACCTAGTTTTTCTGCTGTTCTTAAAATTAATTCTTTTTCTTTACCTCTATTTTCTATTAATAAATTTTCAGACATTTGTCTTGCTTTTTGTTCTACAAAAGCATCTGTGACTGCATCATTTCTATTGACAAAATTACCATCAGCATCTTGTAAATATTTTACAGTATCCAACCAGTTTTCTGTTATTGACATACCACTAGAATTAAAATTACCACCCTTACTTGCATCAAAATCTGGAAGTAGATTTGCAAGTTCATCTGTCAAACTATTTAAATCACTATCGTTGGTACTATTATTAACAAAGTTCCAACCAGATGCTGAGTTAAATACTTTACCTCCAGATTGCGTACTTCTAAATGTATCTACTATCGTGTCGTGGTATTGGGGATTCTCATCTCTTGTTGGAATTCTACCACCGTATTTTTGTAATTCTATTTTATAGTCTTCACCATATCTTTTTGCAAGGGCTGTTGATGCATCTACACCAAAATTAGTTATTGAATTTATTGCACCATCTGATGTTAGATTACCTTGTGAATCTACCGTGATACTATCATAAAGATACCTTGACATTCTTTCATCAACACTACCAACAGTTGAAAGTGGGTCAACTGCACTTAATAATTTTGCACCAGCAAGAATATAACCAGACCTTGTTGTTGGTGCAAGTAAACCAGTTTTGATAACATCTGAAAGTGTATTTGTTACTTGTGGTAAACTTACTTTATAATCACCTATATCAATATGAGTGTCTGCATTAAAAGCAT